GGTCGTTTCTGCAATAAATTCAAGTTCAGCTTCCGGAGTTTTACGCAAGCGGTCATAAATTGGCAACAGGCCCTTGGGCAAATCGCCGACTATGTCCACGGTTTCCCCGGCTTTAAACTGCAAGGCCTGAGTCCCGGTAAATACGCCTTTGTGCTTGCCAAACGCTTCCAGATTATGGCGCCGGCTGTCCGCTTGCTCAAACGATAATTTAAGAGCGATACCGGCGGGCACGGTGGTTATTGTTTCAAAAGTGATTTTCAAGTTGATACTCCTGAAGTGAACAAAGACCTGCGAGGTTTTAAAAACCTCGCAGGTCTAAATTAACGTGACCAGGCAGGCTTTTTGCCAATAGCCATAACCGACATTGCGCATGGCTTTAATCCCGTATTGATGCACGTCTTCTTTAAATTCCAGCTCGGAGCCTTCGGCAATGGCATCCACTTTGACGCCATATTCTTCCTGGCGAATAAAGGGCGATACCATGCCATCATCACGAAATACGGCAAACTTGGTGGTCCAAGAGGACAAGCGCGGATTAACAGCGAGCTTAACGCCAAAACCGCCCAGGGAACCGACTGCCTGAATCAGGTTTGAAGTATTACCCAATACGGTGACGCCCAGGGCCGCGCCTGCCGCTTGCAGAAATCCAACTGGTACCATGACGGTGAAATTGGAAGCATCCTCATTCATAGGCTCGCCCTGATCATCGAGGAACCCGTACATCTGCTGCACAGCGGTTAATATTGCGCTTTGAAATTCCGCCGAGGTGGGCGCCGCCGGTACAGCAATATCGTAATTAATAGAATTAGACTGTGCGCCACTGTCGCCTTCACTGTGGTCAGTATCAAAAAAATACTGGCCGTCATAACAGACTTGCGAAGCGCCGTTGAGAATCAGCTTTGACAATAACATAGCCCAATGCGTATTAGCCCGGCGGGCCATTTCCGTAATACGAATCTGGATTTGTCCGGTTTTATCCCGGCGTATCCAATCGACAGGGATTTCCAAGGTGGCCTCGAATTTTTTGTTGATAATGGTTATGCCGTTATCGCGCAAACCTTTGGCCAGACGGCCGCCAATCCATTCGCGCATGACCGGCGCCATGCCCAACCATTTATAGGTTTCCGATTCCATATCACTGTTAAACAGCATGGATAAGGGATCAACCCAGGAATCCACCGCGGTGGTTTCAAGAACTTCGTAAAAACTGCCGATAATAGCCCGGCTTGATAATGAACCTGCACTCATGACTAAACCCTCATGGCTTCAAATTCGACGATAGCAACGCCGGTGCTGACCCAGCGCGATACCCAGCCGATTTTGCTATTGCTGGTTGCGGTCAGAGTAAATGTATTATCGTCAGAGGCATAGACCGCTGAACGGTGGTTAGCGGTAATTGCCAGGCCAGCAATTGGCAATTGAATGCGACCGCGGGTTTTGACCTGTACCAGTCTATCGCCGGCAGAACCGATACTGTTATCCATGCCGCGCGTGGCAAATCCCAAAAAAGGGTCGCCAGCGATTAGCGGACGGGCATAACCGGAGCCGTTTTCGCCGACGGCGGCGCCTTCGTAAATAATATCGGCGGCTATGACCGGATAATCTTACAGATCGCCGAGTTGATAAGCGCGGGGTAAATCTAATGTCAAGGTAGTCATGCTTTTTCTCCTAGACGTTTAACAAGGCCCTTTTCGGAAGCTTTCTGATACGCGACATAAGCGCCTATGGTCGGGAATTCTTTTTGCAAAGCGGTGCTGTGCTGATATTCGTCTTCCCATTTTGCAACGCCAGTTAATTCATTAGCTACGGCACCGCCATCATTGAAAGCGGCCGATGCATGAGGCACGGGAACCGGCGTATCAGCGGCCAGTTTTTTAGCCATGTCCTCGCGATTGATTTTTTCAGCGCCGAGGATTTTTAAGGCGGCGTCGGCGGCGGTGGTCGTGCCGTCAAATTTGAATTGCGCGACTAAGGCGTCATGGCCTAGCGTGGCCAGCGCTTCAATGCTTTGAATTCGGAGTCGTTCCGCTTCCGCGCCTTGCGCTTTACCTGCCAGCACGCCGGCCGCATAGCCTTCCTCGGTTAGCGCTTTGACAAGATCGGGGTAATCAGCGGCGAGGGTTTCTCGGGTGATAGGTTGAGACATAATTGAGTTTCCTCGTGGTTGGTTTGATGTAAGAGCTACTGATCCAGGCCGATAGACCTGTGTGGAGCTGAGTTGAGCGATAACGGCTTCAAGCAAGCCCAGTTTATCCGCCATGCCAGCGGCCACCGCATCGGCGGCAATATGCATGCCGCCATAGCCGTAATTGGCAATGACATTTTCACGGGTGGTGCCGCGATAACCGGCGACGGCATTGATAAACACTTCCGCCAGGGCATCCACGGTTTTTTGATATTGAAGTTTTCCGGTATCGGAGCCGGGATCGGCATGTTTAAGCGGCGATTGGCTGCTGATAAATTTTATCGTGCCCTCTTCATCTAAAATAGAGGCTTGCATCACCACGCCTATAGAGCCAATACGCGCGGTATCGGCGACGACAATGGAGCCGGCGGCGGAAGCCAGCCAGTAAGCAGCGGAAGCGCCGGTGTCGGAGATGTAAGCGGTTACTGGTTTGATGCTGTTGGCGGCGCGTATTTGGGCGGCAAATTCTGAAATACCGGCTATCTGTCCGCCAGGGCTGTCGATTTCCAAAACGACGGCCTTGATTGAGGGATCATCAACGGCCGTTTGCAAGTCGGTTGCAAGGGATTGTATGGAAGTAGCGCCGGAAATATCGGTAAAACAATTGGCGTAGCGGAACAGGGGACCGGTAATCGGCACGATTGCAACATTGTCACGTAACGTAACGTTGCGCGCATTGGTTAGAGGACGGCCCAATTTTGCCGCGACGGCTTCGGGATCGCCCAGGCCCTGCGTAATCGCAATAATTTGATTAAGCGCATCCGGAGTAATGGCCCAAAGTTCGGTCTGGATAGCTTTAAGAATATGCGGATGGTTGCTCATAAGCTCACTTTTTTGGCGAGCTTGCAGGATGGCAGGTTTTTTGTCTCATTGGCATTGAAAGTGAGACTTTTTTTGTTTTTTGGTTGGGCGCTGTCACCAGAGCGCGGTCATAGTACGGTTTTTCTTTTCAACTTTCATCGCCTTTATTTTTCAATACAGTAAATCCCAGCTGCGGCAACTTGAAGTTTAGTTTTTCAACCAGCGGAAAATTGTATTCACCATCCCAATCTGCATTAATTAAATGGCCTTTCAATCTGTTAAAATCATCGATTGCGCAGCTAAACACCGGCTTTCCTGCTGCCATAATATTGATTTTACGAGCATTGACTGAACCAATTATGTTTTTTTTTGACAAATTGAAGTAATGAATAATCAACATTCGGTTATTCGGTCAGATCCCGCTTTTGACGGTGTCAGATATGTCATTATTTCCCTCTATTGCAATAGACACTCTTCCGCAAAGCGGGCAAATTATTTTTTCTAAAAGCTTCCAGTCGCCTATAGACCACCAGCCATTGCATTCAAAACACCTGAAATGGTAAAGTTTTTCAACAGTAAAATAATGGTAATTAGCAGGTAACATTTTTTTGTATATGTTTTATACAATTTAACAAAAGTCTTTTTTTTACAATAATTTAACAGCAAAAAAGGCTTGAATACGACCAGTTATCCACAAATTCTGTGGATAACTTTATTGTCCAATCTGCGGAGGGACCGCGGGTTCCAGACCCGAACCCACGCGCATAGAGTGCTCTTTAGTGCGTTGAATTTGCTTTTGCCACCAGTCGCCGCCATCATGCAGGATAGATTCGGCGGCAATGGTTGATATGCCCATTTTTACTCTTAGGTCGGCGGCCTGCACTTCTTTGATCGGATCGATTGATCCCGGCCCGTCGCCGACCCAATCACATTGCGTCCAGTAATTCCTCAGCATAGCATCTTCAAAGTATCCGCGAGCCTGGATGTTGCCGGCGGCAATCTCGAAGCTCAGCCAGTTTTCATAGATTGGCTGGCAAAAATAGGCGGCTATCAATTCCCGGCGCATCCGGAATACCCGCCAGGCATCCAGCAAACTGGAGCGGGCGCTTGAGTATGATGTGTCGTACACTTTGGTGAGCACCGACAATGGCAAACCGAGTTCGCAGCCGATTTGACTGAGAATAGCTTTTACAAAGGGGTCAAATTCGGCATTGGGACGGCCCGGATTGCTTTCTATCATTTCCTCGCCGGGTAACAGATTAACCGCTTTGCCGGGTCCGTCGGATCCGGATGCGGGATAATCGCCTTTCCATTTACTGGCTGACTCCAGATAT